ATATATATACTATATATTGTAATAAATCCAACCATGAAGTTACCCAAGATGTTAAAGTTGTCGTCACCATTTCAATATATTTAATAAATTATTTATATTTATATTATTATAATATATTATATTTTAAGATGGTTTTATAAATATATATATAAATTGATGTTCATAAGCACATTTCACCATATTAATTTTACCTTGAAGTATAAAACCACACGATTGTGCAATATTTATAATTGCAGAAGTATCTTCCATATATAATTTCTGTTGTTGTTTACGAACTTTTCCATCCTTAAATTTAAATTTTTCATCAAATGTTGCTATATCATTATTATAATCTAAATTAAAATTGGCTTGATATACAAAATTATTAAATGTTACTTTTGTTTTCGTAATTCTATCTTTAGCATATTTTTGAGGAGATACTATATATAAAGGATTACCAGGTGGTAATATCGGATCAAATGATTCTCTATCGACTAAATGAACTATTAAATAACCTCCAGGCATTAACCATTGCATACAATTATTAAAAAAATTACTTTTATTTTTAAAATAATAAATCGTAAAATAAAAACATAAAATATGTGTTAATGAATTATTATTAAATAAAGACTCATTTAATGCATTACCTATTTTAAATTTGGATTTTGGATAAGTGTGTTTTGCTAATTCTATCATTGAAGGAGATATATCTATTCCTATCACTTTTAAATTCTTATTTGTTAAATCATTCACATGATGACCTGTTCCACAACCAATATCCACTATCATACTGGATTCATTTGGAGAACTATTTTTTATAATTATATCTAGTTCATAATTATTTTTTAAACCACTATACACTAAATCATCATAAATATTTGCATAAAATTCATCATATACTGCTTCATCTTCTAAAAATGTAAATCGATTATTTGTTGTCATATTTTCTTTAAATCGATTTTTAGATAATATTAATATTATTAAAAATATACCTACTAATAGTAATATTTTTCCAAAATTGGATAATTTTTTATAACAATTCGTTATTGATTTTATTATTTTCATTATATATAAAAATAAATATAATAATTTATTTTTATATATTTACTTCACTTTCATATTGACAACAATTATAAATTATATCAATATTTTTTTTATATTAAATTGTATATATGGAAGATTCTGAAATTAATGATATTAGAAATTATAATAATTTCAAAGGTATATCATTTTCAAATTTTAAAAAAACTGATGTTAAAAAAGAATTGCTAAATAGTTTAATTAAATGTAAAATTGAACCAGCTTGTTATTGGAGTGCTGAATTAATTTGTTCCGGACATTATAATGATTTATGGGAAGTTATTATTTTATTTTATACAAAACATATTCATTTAGGTAATCCTAAAATTTCTATATATCTTGAATTAAGAATTAATAATTTTAAAGCAATTATTAATAGTGGATATTTAAATAATGAATTAATATTGAGAAATAATTCTAAAATTAGAAAAATATTTGCTGAAATAATGTGTATCTTATGTGATGCTAAACAAAAACATAGCTTTGATAGTATCAAAATTAAAAAAGAAGATTTTGATATGACTCAATTAAGATACAAATTTAAAGCTAATAGTAATAAATTCGCATCAGATATTTTTAAAGAAGATGACCCAAAAGAATTATTTCCAGCAATTAATGAAATCTCTTATAATATCTCTCTTGAAGGTAAAGATATAATGAATGCTTGTTATTGGATTGAATGGATCATAGAATTTGAAACTATTTGTAAAAATAAAAATGAAAATATAAAATGTCAAAGAAGAAATTTTAAACAAGTAGATTCTAAATATCAAATGGATATTATTTGGATAGTATGGGATTTATTTTTAAATGAATCATCTAAACGTTCCTTATTTTTAAAAAAAATTATGGATTCTTTATTTAATTTATTCACATTAAAATATACTACTGGTTCTCAAAAAAAAAAAAAATATGTTTTATATTTTGCTATTTCATTATTATGTGAAAATGTTATTAATAATGAAGAAATTATGCGAATCTCACAACAAGAAATTATTCATAATATTTTAAAAAAAACCGATCTTATTTATAAACAAATTAAAAAAAATGAAAAATCACCTGGAACTGAATATTTATTTAAAGATGTTAAATCTGCAAATTTAGAAAAAACTATTGAAAAATTAGAAAAAATGAACACTTTTGGCGAAACATTTGTTCCTCGTATTTAATAATTGATCTGTTGTATTTTAGAGTTGTATTAATATTTTTAATATTTTTAATATTTAATATTATGTAATTATATGTTAAAAACTAAAACTAAAAGTTTAAAACCAAAAACTAAAAGTTTAAAAACTAAAACTATTACTAAGAGTTTAAAAAATAAATATATCGATAACAATTTATTTTCTAATTTTCAAAAAGAAATTACTATTTTATTTTTAGAAATACTTTTAATGATAAAATTATTTCACTGGAAAACAACCAGTTATGCTATACATAAAGCAACTGATGAAGCATATAGTAAATTAAATACAAATATAGATAGTTTTATTGAAGTTCTTTTAGGAAAAACAGGAAAAAGAACCGATTTAATGAATCATAAAAATATACAACTTATTGATTTAAATTCTGTTGACAGTTTTAAATTTAAAATTTATGAATTTAAAAAATATTTAATCAATTTAAATTTTAATAAAGCTATGTTGCAAATGTCTAATACCGATTTATATAATATTCGAGATACTATTTTAGGTGATATGAATCAATTATTATATTTATTGTCTTTAAATTAAATATGCGAATTAATATTATAATTAATATATATTTTAATTATAATGGAAAATTCTACTTTAGCTAATGATAATACTAATACATTATTTCAAAATACAAGTTCTTTAAATAATACCTCTTCTAACAATAATAGTTTTTTTGATTATTTTAAAAATATGACTTTTACTACATGGATTCTTATTATTTTTATTTTATCATTTTTAGGTTTTAATATTTTTACTTATTTAGCTAAAGGTACTCAAGATATCACTAATATTTTTAAACCATTAGTTGATAAAGTTTTTGGATTATTTTTATTAATTACAGGTAAAACTATTAATGTTTCAGCTCAAGGTGCTAATGATGTTGTTAAAGGAACCGCTGATGTTCTTGAAAAAGGATTAACTGAAATTGAAAATGTCACATCACCTACTTCTTTAAATAAAAATAAATCTGAAACAGTTCAACCCGTTCAACCTACTACTTCAACTTCAACTAACACTAATATGAATACATTAAATAAAGCATTAAATACTTCTAAATCTCAACAACCATCACAACCTGATTATCAAGCATCTGAATCATCTAGCACAATTAATTCATCTAATCAAACTGGATGGTGTTTTATTGGTGAAGATAGAGGATATCGAACGTGTGGTCAGGTTGGAGTAAATGATAAATGTATGTCTGGAGATATATTCCCAAGTCAAACTTTATGTATAAATCCAAATTTAAGAACTTAAGATAAAAACTTAAATTATATAATATTTAAATTTATTATATAATTATTAAATACTTATAGTTAAACTATTCGAACTAGCAGATAAAATAGTTGTACTTATACTTTTTATATAAAAAGTATAATTAGTTTTACTAATTAAATTATAAATTGTTATTGAAGTAGTTGTATAAGGTACATTTTGTATTAATATATTATTTTGATAAATATTAAAACTAGAAATCGGGATACAATTATTATTATTATTTATACTCCATAATAAAGTAACTGAATTTAAATTTACCGTAGCAGATAATAAATTAGGTGATAATGGTGTAACAGCACTTACGAATCCTTTATATCCTTGTGGCCATTTATTATTACTATTATTCATAGTATATTGACTTCTAGGAAACCACGATTGCAGTTTAGAATTCCAACATAATAATTGTGGTTTTCCAGGAACATCCGAACAAGAAGTAGAATAACACTGTGGTCCTTGTGGTTGAAATTGAATAATTTGATTACTACAAGGATTAACATAAGTTCCACATACTAAATTGCCACCTACTTGTATCATATTACTAGAACAATCAAATGGATTTGGAACATTATATTGAAAAGGTCCCGAAATATTATTAGGTTGTCCTACAATTTGATTTGGAAATGGAAGTTCAGTATAATTAACACGTAACAAACTAGTTGTATTTGGATTTGTATAAGTTTGTGTTTGTGTAGCAAAAACCTTAGTTCTATTACACCATAATCCTTTAGAAATTTGCGTATATTTTTGATTTTTAGTTAATCTAGAACTATTTGCTTTATATTGTAAAATATTACCTTTATATAATAATTTTTTTTCATAATCAGCTTCAGCTAATGAAACGGTTTTATTTGTTAATGGTATAAAAATTGAACTATATGTATTATTAGGTATTGTATAAGTGCAAGAATTTTGAACTCTAGACCAAACTCTAGCTGGAATAGGTAAATAAGTATTTGACATATTAATATATAATATATTATTATTTAATTAATTTGTTTACTCACTGGATTATATAAATCTCCAGAATCATTAAAAAACCATCTTAAAGATAAATAACTAGAATCTTTATTATTTGTAGATGAAGTAGAATTAACAGGGGTAGTATTAGGTCCATCACGCACTAATTTTTGAATTTCAGTAGTTCCTAATGAATAATTAAAATACCATAAATTAGAAATATTTCCACTAAATCCACCATTCATAGCAACATACACATCTCCATAATTCTGTTTAGGAACACCAACTAAATTAATACTTCTAATAATGGTTCCATTAATATAAATATCTAAAGTAGTATGTTGACATCTAATAATAACATTAACCCATTTATTTAATGGTATATCTGGTATAATTATTTCTTCATTAATAACATTAAAAGTATTCATCATCACAACTAAATCATTACTATTTGGACGAATATATAATCCAGGAGCATTATTTGGAAAAATTAATCCATTCTCTTGTAATGTACTATTTCCTTTACTAAAAATATGTTTATAAATTCCTTGATTTACAGATAAATTATCTATATAAATCCATACAGACCATGTAAATTCTATACCATCAGTAGCATTTACCGATCTATAAACAGTAACAGCACCATTATAACTTGGATCTTGTTGAAAAACAATTAATTGTGAAGCATCAACCATTCCATTAATAAGACGTGGCGATTCACTCTTTTTAAATAAAGCAGTTATTACTAAAATACCTATTCTTAATAATATTACAAAACTAAAAATTATTAATATTAAAAATGCGAATTTAGCAATTAAAGAATTTGAATCTAAAAAATCTCTTGTGTTAAATCTTTGATTATTTGAAGAATTATAATTATTATTATTAGTCATTTATATATTAATTAAATAAGAAAATATTTTTTTTTTTATAATTTATAATCAATTAAAAAGTAACACTATTTTGAGTAGTTCCATTATCGATTAAAGATACTTCAACTTGATATGCACCAAATAAACTTGATAATGATGCAGTAGTATAACCTTTAGAATATATATTCCATGCATCTTGAGGATTTAATGCATTAGGATAATATTGTAATTTCGAAGTCCACCCATCAAACCCTCCTAGAGGAGTAACGTATATATTTGCACTATTATTTACATTAGCAATGCCAGGTAATAAACACGTTTTTACTAATTTTCCATCAATATAAACGTCCATTGATCTTCCATAAACACTCATTGTTAAATTAACCCATTTTTGAATAGGAACATTTGTAATAGAACATGTATGCACAACTGTAGTACCACCAGTTGTAGTTGGTTGTTGATCTACTCCTGGATAACAACCTAAAGAAATCGATATATTATTTTCAAGAGCTCCTAAAACAACTGATGGGCATGGATCTAAACCATTTATACCAGAAACAGAACCTTGACCTTGTGAGCTTACAGAACTCATTCTACCAAATATTACTTTTGGTTCTCCATAACGATAATTCCAATTATTTATATAAAACCATACAGAATATGCAAAATTAGTTGAAGGAACAGAAGTTCCATTTGTTGCTAAAGATGTAGCATTTATAATTGCTGCTGTTTGTCCATTTTGCAATTTTAGTATAGTATTAGGGTCTGACATATAATGTTTTACTAACATAAAAATAATAATAATTATTACTATAGTGATTATAATAGTAAGAACAGACATTCTATAATATAGATTTAGAAATTTTCTAGTTAATTTAATTAATTCATTAATTAATATTTTATTTATTTTAATATATTTATTAAAATAAATACAAATAAATAAATATTACAATACATATATCTAGATATAAATATAAATTATATTATAAGTTATTTACAAATTATATATATTATTAATATTTAGTATTGGAGGTGTTTTATTTTTAACCATATTATATAAATAATATATATTTGATGAATTTAAAGCACGATTAAAATATACAACATTACAAATATCTCCAATGATTCCATCATTCTCTCCTATTGTTAAATTATCTATTTTATAATAAGGAACAACTCCTATATCAGATTTAACTAATTCACCATTTAAAAAAACATCTAAAATACCTCCATTATAATTAATAATTATATTATTCCATTTTTGAAATAATATATTATCTTTTTTATACAAAATTCTATTATTATTTTCATCAAAATCCGTCAATTTATTTGAATTTGAACTATTTAAATCTTTTTGTTCTATTGTAATTAATAATGAATTTATTGAACTATTATAACTTATATTCGGTTTATTACCATAATTTAATAAAGTTGTATATTTAGAATAACTCGCATTTGTATTTGAAGTGGCATTTAAATAAAACCAAAATGAAATAGCATATGTATAATTTAAATTATTATTTCCATTTAATTCAAGATAATTACCTAATATTTTCTCTGAGTTAAGATTGATTGGATTATTAATTAATTGTTGTCCTCCTTGAAGATTCATTTTATTAAAAAGTATTGGTGTTTCATAATAAATTAATAATAATATTATTGTTAGTATAATCAAAAATATACATCCATATGTATATGTATCTCCTGTTCCTTCTGTTACTTCCGTATAGTGCAATTTTGAAAAATGTTTCACATTTTTAATATTATCATTAAATAAACAATAAATATATAATATAATATTCGAAATTAATCCATAAAATGCGTTTTTATTCGAATTTCCTACAGGCAACTTTGTATGAAATGTTTTATATAAAAATAATATGATTATTATACAAATAAATATCTTTAATAATAATGGCGAATAACCTGAAAAATTAATAATAATATAAATTAACCATATTATAATAAATGCACTAATTAAACATAATATTGAAAATAATAGTGAATGCAATATATTTTTATTTGTTGTATTATTATAATTTAATATAAAAATTAATAATCCAGTTATTAAAGATAATATCAAAGTAAATATAATACTATGTATTGTATTTTGTGTTAAATAATTATTAATATTGAAATAACTATTTATATTATTCATATTATAATATAATATTATTTCATTATTATTTGTATTTATTACATATTTTCACTAGCGGTTTTTTTACCGTGACAATTACGACATAAAGCGATTAAATTTTGAACATCATTTCCACCTCCATATTCTAAACGTATTTTATGATCAATTTCAAATGTATGATCTAATTGTGAAAAACAATTTCCACATTTCCATTCTTGATTAGAAGCAACATACTTTTTTTTAGTTTCACTTACACATCGTTTTGTTGCTGTTTTTCTCTCTTGAGAGAATTCTGGAAGAATTTTAGAAGAATTAATTCCATTTAATGATTGCATAAAAGAAGTATCATCTTGATGTGATGTAAAATCAAATATTGGACTTAATACATCCATAGATGATTTATCTATCGGCATAAATTTTACTATATTATTTGCATATAATAACATATTTCTACCTTGTGCTGGATTTCTTTTTAATAATAAATATATACCTATACCTAATAGAACATAAAATATCATTTTATAATATTTTTTAAATGACATTAACATTTTAGTATATTTACCATCTGAATAAGCATTATATACAAAAAATGCAGTTAATCCTAGTATAAAAATTTCTAATCTCATTATATATATAATTAGTAATTAAATATTATGACTATATTATCATAATATTTAATATTATTTATAAAATTTTATCTATTATTTAGATTTTGATGCACTTTTAGATTTGGAATTGCTAAAAGGTTCTCTTCCAAAAAGTCCTTGTAATTTTAATGAACGCATTATATTTTTTTCACTTGAATTTGTTTTATAAATATGAAATATCGCTAAAATTAATATAATATATGGTAATAAAACTAAGAACCAAGATATTTCACTATATCCTTTCTTACATAACCATTCTAACACACAGGTCCATATTACTGCAAATATTAATTTAATACATACCATCATTAACATATTTCTCTGAAATAGTCCACATATTGAAGCAAAAAGTGCAATAATTAAATAAACTTTAGCTGGAGTACACAAACTATTATATAAATGTTGTAATTTCATTATATATATTATTAAATATTATAAATAATTAAATTACTTAAGTTAATTTTTTTATTTACTTAATAATTATATTTATATAGAATGAAATTATATAATTATTTATCATATAAATAATATATAATTAATAATATTATTATTATTATTACAAAGTATACAACTCTTTTAATATAATAATTATATTTTGACATAATTTCATTTTTTGATTTATAATTATTATAATATTTAATAAAAAAGTCATTTAAAGATAATTGAGGCTTCTCTAGTTTTTCATTTATTTTATTATGAATAAAATGCATCCAACGAACAAAAGAATCTCGATTATCTAAATAAGGAGTTATTGGATACATTTCTATTAATTTACTTAATTCACCTGAAATTATTTCAACTGGAATAAATAAAGGCAAATTTTGAATAAATTCATAATATTTTTTTTTTGTTACTGTACTTGGATATAACGGATATGTCATTGATAATGTATGTAAAAAAAACCAATAATGAGGTCCCCATACTTTAGGATCTAAATAAATATTTGACATTACTATTTAAATTAAAAAATATTTATATTTTAAACTATCATAACAACGTATTTTTTATTTATAATAGTATTTAAATTATTATTTAAAAATAATACTTAATATTATTTATTATGAATAAAAATATTAATATTTGTAATAATTGTGGCAAATACGGTCATTTATTGCATCAATGTAAATTACCAATTACTAGTTATGGAATTATCCTTTTTAAAAAAACTCTAGATGGAAATATGTATATGATGATTAGACGCAAAGATAGTTATGGATATATAGATTTTATTAGAGGTAAATATTCTCCTTATAATATTTTTCAATTACAAAATATAATTAATCAAATGACGTTACTAGAAAAACACTCTATTTTAACAAAATCATATGATGAATTATGGAATAATATGTGGGGAGAAACTTATAATTTACAATATAAAAGTGAGGGACAATTATCTTTAAAAAAAATGGAATTAATTAAAACAGGTATTATGGTTGATGATAAACAGATAACATTACAAAATTTATTAGAGAATAGTCCAACACAATGGACTGAAACTGAATGGGAATTTCCTAAAGGAAGACGTAATTATAAAGAAAAAGATTTAGATTGTGCTTTGAGAGAATTTGAAGAAGAAACCGGTATATCTAAATTTAAAATTAAAATTATTGAAAATGTATTACCATTTGAAGAAATTTTTATTGGAACTAATCATAAATCATACAAACATAAATATTTTTTAGCTTATATATCTGACAATACTATGATATCTTTAAATAAGTATCAATTAACAGAAGTAAGTAATTTAGAATGGAAAAGTATTAATAAATGTTTAGAATCTATACGACCATATAATTTAGAGAAAAAAGAATTAATTACTAATATTGATAATTTATTAAATGAAATTATATTATATTCATAATAATAATGTAAAAATATAATATAAAAATATTTATATTTTTATATGATAACATCAAATAAAAAAACGAGTAAAAGTAATACTGTACCTTCAATAAATCCGGATCCAAAATCGAACCCAGAACCAATTCATTCAATGTCTCATCCTAATCCTAATCCTAATCCTCCACCAATTCATTCTAATCCTTCACCTCCTTCACCAATTCATTCTAATCCTTCACCTCCTCCACCAATTCATTCTAATCCTTCACCTCCTCCACCAGTTCATTCTAATCCTTCACCTCCTCCACCAATTCATTCAATGTCTCATCCTAATCCTTCACCAATTCATTCAATGTCTCATCCTAATCCTTCACCAATTCATTCAATGTCTCATCCTAATCCTCCTATCTCTCCTAGTCCTCCTAACTCTCCTATCTCTCCTAACCCTCAAGATTTAGATACACAATTAAAACAACTTGCAGAAGAATATTCCAAACTTGATTGTAATAATGAAAAATATTTCTTAACTGATTGTAATAAATTCTTACTTAAAAAAGAATTAATGGAAAAAAGTTATTTATCTAATCATAATGATGAAAACTCTTATTTATATCCTAACTTAAATGATAAAAATTTTAATATTAAAATATCAAATAAAAAAGAATTTAATGATACAAAATATGATGGAACTATTTACGATAATATTAAAGAACAATCCGATATTTTGGCTAATGCTGATTTCGAATTAGCTCCACATCAAGCATTTGTTAAAAATTTCTTATCCTTTCAAACACCATATAATAGTTTATTACTATATCACGGATTAGGAACAGGTAAAACGTGTAGTGCTATAGGAGTTTGTGAAGAAATGAGAGATTATATAAAACAAACAGGTAATACAAAACGAATTATTATTGTAGCTTCTGAAAACGTACAAGAAAATTTTAAAACACAATTATTTGATGAAAGAAAATTAAAATTAGTAGATGGATTATGGAATTTAAAATCTTGCACTGGAAATAAATTGTTAAAAGAAATTAATCCAATGAATATGAAAGGAATGACTAAAGAAAAAATTGTAAGTCAAATCAAAAATTTAATTAATAATTATTATATATTTTTAGGATATATACAATTCGCAAATTATATTATTAAAACTATGAATTATGATGAAGAAATCGTTAAACAAAGTTTTATTAAAAAAAAAGAAATAAGAAAAAGCGGAGAGAAATCACAAATACAAATATTTAAAGATGCTAAATTAGAACTTAATTCCAGAATTATTACACGATTACGCAATGAATTTAATAATAGATTAATTGTTATTGATGAAGTTCATAATATTCGAAAAACAGATGAAAATGAAAATAAAAAAGTCGCTATTAATCTTGAATTATTAATCAAATCAGCATTAAATATGCGGTTTTTACTTCTATCGGCAACTCCAATGTATAATAGTTATAAAGAAATTGTTTGGCTTCTTAATTTATTAAATACTAACGATAGAAGAGGACGAATCTCTGTTAAAGATATTTTTGATAATAATGGCAATTTTAAACCTAATGGAGAAGAATTACTTATTCAAAAAGCTACTGGATATGTATCATTTGTACGTGGTGAAAATCCTTACACATTCCCTTATAGAGTTTATCCAACTGATTTTTCACCACAAAATACATTTCCTGCTATACCTTATCCTTCTTATCAAATGAATTTAAAAAAAATACAAAATGTAGATAAAAATCGCATTCTAAGTTTATATTTAATTCGAATCGGAGGATGTAATAATTGCGGAACATGTCAATATTGTTCTTATAAATATATTATTTATAATTTAAGAAATAAACAATTCTCAATTACAACTAAAACTGGAATTGTTAAAGATATGCCTAATTTTCAAAATATGGAATCATTCGGATACACATTACTTCAACTACCTTTGGAATCTCTTATTATTTCATATCCATTAGCTTCATTAAAACCTATATTAAGTGAAATACACGAAACAGTATCTGAAGAATTCTCTCATAGTTTTTCAGAAGAAACTACACATCAACCAGAAAAAGAACAACACGAACCAGAAGAATTAGAAGATCCAGAACAACCAGAAATAGAATCAATTGGAATTATACCAGAAAAAAGTACTGAAGAATTAGAATATCCAGAACAACCAATTGTTACAAATCCTATTCAATCCACTTCAACTAATAAATCCAGATTTATTGATCCACGACAATTAACCGGAAAAATCGGATTAGAAAGAATGATGCATTTCATAGATAGTAAAACTCCTCCTATTAAAGGCGAATTCGAATATAAAAAATCAACCATTGATACTTACGGTAAAATTTTCTCTCGTGAAATAATTGGCAAATATAGTGGAAAAATAAAATCTATCATAGATAATATTATTAATCCTCAAACAAATGTGGTATCAGAAGGTATCATATTAATTTATTCACAATATTTAGATAGTGGATTAATTCCTATGACTCTTGCTTTAGAAGAATTGGGATTTACCAGATATGGAGCACACGGTATTAAACCTTTATTTAAAAATAAACCATGTGATATTGTTGATGTTAGAACAATGCAACCACCTATAGATAAACAAAACTTTTTACCAGCACGTTATGTAATGATTACTGGTGATACACGATTATCACCTAATAATGATTTTGAAATAAAAGGATTAACTAATGAAAATAATAAATATGGCGAAAATATAAAAGTAGTATTAATATCTAAAGCTGGATCAGAAGGAATAGATTTAAAATTTATTAGACAAGTACATATTTTAGAACCGTGGTATAATACAAATCGTATTGAACAAATTATTGGGCGTGCTGTTAGAAATTTCTCTCATAAAGATTTACCTTTTGAAAAAAGAAATGTAGAAATATTTATGTATGGCACTATTTTAGATGATAATGTAGAAGAAGCGGCCGATTTATATGTATATCGAGTATCTGAATATAAAGCAATTCAAATTGGTAAAATTACACGAATCTTAAAAGAATCTGCTGTAGATTGTATTATTAATCATGATCAAACCAATTTTACACAAGAAATAATGAATGCTAATATGAAAGAATCTATTACTCAAGAATTATCCAGTGGAATTATATTACATAATTTTAAAATAGGAGATGCTCCATTTTCTCCATCTTGTGATTATATGGCAGATTGTAATTATTTATGCAGACCATCCGCACAAATTGATGAACATAATTTAAATGAAGATACATATAATGAAAATTATATTATTATAAATTCAGAAAAAATATTACAAAGAATCCGAATGTTAATGAGAGAAAATTTCTTTTATAAAAAAGATGTATTATTAAAATTAATTCGTATTCAAAAAGAATACCCTTATATTCAAATTTATTCTGCTTTAACACAATTAATTGAAGATGAAAATGAATTTATTGTTGATAAATACGGCAGAAATGGCAAATTAATTAATATCGGAGATTATTATTTATTTCAACCAATTGAATTAAGAGATAAAAACGCATCCATATTTGATAGATCTGTTCCTATTGATTATAAACATAATATGATCAATTTTGAAATTAAAAAAGGAAAAGAAAAAGAAAAAGAAAACGAAAAAGAAAAAGAAAACGAAAACGAAAAAGAAAAAGAAAAAGAAAACCCTGAATTAATTGTTAAACCAACTGAACCTACATTTTATAAAGGAAAACAAATCATTGATTCTATGATTGCCAATTTACAAATTACACGTGAATTTTCTAAAGAAAAATCTGTTGCAAGAGGTGATGATAATTGGTATAAACATTGCGGTATTGTTGTTACACAATTAGTAAAAGAATATCCATTAATTGAACCATATATAGTAAGTTATGTCATTATTCATATGATAGAATTATTAATATTTGAAGAAAAATTACTAATAATGAATTACTTATATTCATTAGAAAATATTACAAAAGATTCATTAGAATGGTTTTCAAAATCATATTTCGAAAATAATAGTATTATTATACCAAACTTTACAGTATTTATAATGTATAAATTAAATATAAAAAAATATATGATATTAAATGAAAATAATATATGGGTTGAATCTCAACCAGAAGATATAATTGATATAGAAAAATCACCTATAATACAATCCTATTTATTATTTAAAATAGCAGATTATAATAATATTATTGGCTTTATTGGTTATGAAAAAAAAAATCGTTATTTAGTATTTAAAACAAAATTATTATCTTCTACTCGAGATACCGGAGCAAGATGTGATGAATCTGGAAAATCAAAAATAATTACAAAATTAAATGATATTATTGGTGAAGTAAAATATACTAGTGAAAATACTAAAACATCAATAGTAATTGAATTATGTATTATTCAAGAATTCATTTTAAGGTTTTATAATAGCACTAAACGAAATAATAAAAAATGGTTATTAATACCAGAAATAGCTCTATTATATAAATTATATACAATATCTGTTTAATTATAATTAATAAAATTGAATGAAACATTATTAAATATAATATATATATAATAATAACATATGTCAGCATCAATTCAAAATCCGTTATCTTTTAAAAAAAAGAGAGAAGTTAAAATTCAATCTGTATATTCTAGAGGGTTAATTACTAAAAAAATTATTTTACCAATTACTACAATTGGATCAAATTTAAAAGAAACTATAGAAGAAAATATTGTCAGCAATTATGAAGGTAAATGTAGTGTAGAAGGATATATTAAATTAGGATCATCTAAAATAATAACATATTCAAGTGGTATTATAGAACGTGGAAGTAATATTATTTTTGAAGTAGTATTTGAATGTGATATATGTTTTCCAGTTGAAGGAATGCTTATTTCTTGTATAGCCAAAAATATTACAAAAGCAGGTATTCGTGCTGAAAGTTCTATGTATGTTCCATCACCTATTGTAATATTTATTGCAAAAGAACATCATCCTAATGTTTCCTATTTTTCAGAAGTAAAACAAGGTGACAATTTAAATGTTAGAGTTATAGGTCAACGATTTGAACTTAATGATAAATATATTTCAATTATAGGCGAACTTATTAAAGATAAAGAAAATTATAAATCATCCAAACAACCTATTAAAATACATTAATTCTTAATTATTCATTATTCATTATTCATTATTCATTAATATATTAAACTTTTCACAATATTTTTTTTTGTAAATTAATTCTTAATTATTCATTATTATAAAAATATATTATTATAATAATTTAAATAATACTAAAGTATTATTTAAATGAATGTTAATTCTACAATTGAAATAAATAATTATTCAATCAATGAATTAAATAATATTAGAGAAACAATTGAAAATATGAATAAATTTAATCAAATTGAAATTTTACGAATTCTTAGTAAAGAATCTAATGTTATATTAAATGAAAATAAATATGGAATTCATATTAATCTTACTGAATTAAAAGAAGAAATTATTAATGAATTGTATTTATATATTAAATATGTAAATACTCAAGAACAAACACTTAATACAATTGAATTACAAAAAGAAAATTATAGAAATACTTATTTCTCAAAAGATACAAAAATAAAAGATATTAAATTAAAAGATTTAAAAACAAAAGATATTAAATCAAAAGATATTAAATCAAAAGATATTAAATCAAAAGATATTAAAGATAATAAATAATTTATTTATAAATAATTTAATAATGGTATCAAATATATTTGATAAATTACAAAATTATATGTTAACTGAAACAAATATACAACAATTATTAAAAACTATAATTAATCATAGTAATACGATTAATTATAGTAATACTAATAATAATAATAAT